TGATCTTGCTCTTGCTTGGCTTTACGTTTTACTTTAAGTAATTGATTTGCAAGTTTAAGATTTCTAATCTCACGTATATCAATAGCGTCTTCTAGGTTTATATCTCCTTTTGATAATGCCATTTGAATATTTTGCTCAAGCATAGCTTTTTGCTCTTCATCTGGCGACATCTCGATAAAAATTCCAAAGTCATATATATATAACTCAGATATATCTCCAAGTATACTAACATTGTATTTACCAATTTTATTAATAAAGTCATCTTTAAAGTCTGCATATTCTAAAATATCCGCTACCCTGTAAGTTAGCGCTTCAGCTAACGTTCTATATATGTAAAGACTTCCATCTAATATATGACGAGTAGCGGTATTAGAACTTAATGCTGCTAATTTTTGTACACCCACTAGTGCATCAGAGTTAGCTCCACTACCATCTCTCGCTTCATTTAAGCCTGTTACAGCTCGAATCATGTCTAAATAGTGATTTAGGTTCCCAATTAACATAGACGCTTTAGAAGCTCCAGAATTGCTTGTTAGTTGTTGTATAGGAATTTTACCTTGATTGTAATCTCCTTCTTGCGTATAACTTCTACCAATAACCGAACCTGTTTGAAAATATAAACGAAGGGCATCTTCTGGATTATATGCTGCTCCCGTACCCAAGTCAACCTCATTTAAACCATCGGCGTCAATATATACACCATCAGGTACAGTTCGTGATATAACTTGTTGTAATTTTAAATGTGTCATCTGAATCAAATCAGCATACGGAATCATTCTTCTAACTAGAGACTCAATAACCCCTTTATACATTCTAGGTGCTACAGCTACATAATTAGGTATTGCGTGTTGAGATGCAGACTTAGGTCTTACCATGTTCTTAGCAAGCTCCCATTTTAAAATTATGTTTGTACCCATAACCATTACTCCATCATACCAAACATCAATTGTCTTTTCTACCTTTTCAAAATTGTTTTCTTCCATCATCTCATCAGGTGGATTAAAACCATCATCTTTTTCAATCATACTCAAATTACCGTTCTCTTTGACTTTTTTCTTATAAACCATCTTCTTAGTTGTTTTATAATTAAAGTACATCAACGTACAAGTATCACGATAGAATATATCGTTTTCGTAAAACTGAGCTGTATTAAAATAATTATACCAGCTTTGAGAATATTTAGATATTTTATCTAAATCATCATTTGTAAGGGTAGGGTCAATCTTCATTAACTCAGCAATAGGAACCGTTTTAATTTCACCCCAGTAAAAACAATCTTTAAAGTGAGGGTCTTCTGTATAACTATAAACTACATTAGCTGGGTCTACATAAGCTACTTTAACTCCAGAGCCAGGAAGAAATTCATGTTTTGCCACAGCCATACCAGTTACCATCATATCGTAATCTAATCGTTTACGAATATCTACATAATGGTTCTCAGCAAACATTGTATCAATTGCTTCTTCTTCAGCAATCTCTATAGCTGGTTTATAATTTAAATTCATATAAAGAGATAACTCTTCATCACTTGCAGGCAACTCATCTGGATTCATTATAAATGGATCAAAGCCTGTATTTTTTTGAACTATTTCAAGAACATCTTTAGCAGCCATTTGACCTTCAATCATTTCTTGATACTTACTTCTTTTAGATTGTGACAATGCATCTTGAGCATACGCTTTCACTTTAAACAGCCTATCTGACATTCCGTTCACAACTATATCCACAAACTTTGGTATAATTGGAACTGGAGTCCAGTCAAGATTTAAGTAAGACAAATCTCCGTCTACTGCTAATTCATTTTTATATTTTGCAATTGATTGTTCGCCTCTTGCATATAGGCGTAGTCTGTTAAAGTCCCTCCACTGACTATAGTATCGGCATCCGTTAGAATCTTTACGAAACCATTCATATTGAATAGCTTGTCCTATTTGTAACCCAAACTCATCAGTCGCTTTCTCAGCATCAGATACAAATTGACTAGGGAATCCTACTGATGAAATGTTTATGTTTACCTCTTTCATCTAATTAATTCACTTAATGTTCCTTTGTTATTATATGTTGCAAAGTTAAGACTTATTTTTGACTCTTTTTTCTGCGGTAGATATACATGCTTTTGGTTTGCCATAATAGCTAAACCTGAGCTAATACTAGCATCGAACTTAGTTCTAGCGCTTATATCAAACCTAGCCCAATCTTCTAATGTTCTAGTAAAATACATACTACCCATTTGGTCTCCAGCTCTATAACCACCATCTAAATCTAAACCTACATACTTTTCGATGTGTGACTCTATAGCGGCAGCATGAGACTGTTTAATATCCTCAGAGGTATTCGGTATACCCCCTAGTTCTTTTTCTGTCTTAGATAGTTTAGTGTAATGTTTGTCCGGCCTGTTCATGCTAAACCCTCTATACCCTCTGTTTTTAAAGTGATAGAGTAGCCTAGGCTTGTTATTCTCAACCAGTATAGGCATCCCGTAAAACACACAAGCCATTAATACTTCTTCAAAAAATATCTCTGCCGTCTGTGGTCTAGCAACATATTCTAAAAAAAACTCATTGCTTGGAGCTTCTTCCATATTATATTTAGTTAAACCATGTAGCGCTCCATTAGAACCTCCTCCTCCAACAGTTCCAGATATATCATACGAGTCACAGCCAAATGCTCCGATATGTTCATTTGATGGAAAGAACACCCCATGTTTAGAAAACTTAGCATTGTTTAATCCTTTCTTGGGAGTCCAGGACACTTTAAATCGTCCTCTTGAATCTGGCGTCCATATAACCTCTGAGTCTTTGATTCCGTCTTTCCAGTAAAACCTACCTCTTGTAACGTGATGCTCCATGATTAATGAATCATTGTAATCTATCTGCTGATATATCTTAGTTAAGTTAAACAGCGATGACTTGCTTTCGTCTCTAAATGCGTGCGACTCGGTTCTAGGAAACTGTCTGTAGAATTCATTCAGTGCATCCGCATCTTTCTTTAATGACTCTACCTCTGCCTCCCAATAATCTATTGCTCCGTTTGTTATCCACTCATCATCTACCCCTCTAATTTTTTTCTCTGGCTTTCTAAATACAGGCATACCAAACCTATCTATAAACCCTTCCATGTTCCACTCCATAGGAATAAATAAATTATACAGTCCTGATTTAGTCTGACCATTTGCATTACGAGTTTTTAAATCTGAATCCTCAAACAAACGCTTAAAGTTCTCACCACCTTTACTAAGCGCATTTGAAGTAGACCCCATCATACACTTACCTATTATCTTACTACCAAGTCTTAAACAAGTTTTAGTAACACGCCAGTTGTTTTGAATGTTGTTTGGCTTAAGCCACTTACCTGATTCATCATGCACTAAAAGTAAAAGTTTCTCACCATCATACGAGTTGTCGTCCGTATTCTTCCAGTCAATTGTTGTGTCTAAGCCTTCCATCTCATCATCCATGACCTCGTGCATATTTTTCTTTGTAATCTTTGTAGCAGGAATTCTAAACGCTAATTCTGTTTTAGGTTTATCCATACCATCCTGAATAGGTTTGAAAAAAAACGGAAGTCTGTTAGCTATTGGAACCACTTTATCTGTAAACATTTTCTTCGCATCAGATCCAGTCTTAGATAATATACCAACTCTTGAATCTCTAGCTAGAGTTCCTGTGTTTACACATTCAGATGACCCCATAAAAGAAAACCCTGAACGTCTAATCTTAAGATAATCCATACCAAAACACCTCTTGTCAGCCTTACAAGCTTCCCAGTATATAAAAAAGATTCTATTAGCTTCTCTAAAGTCTGGATAGCCTACATCAATACTTGTCCATTGTAAATAAACATAATGAGAACCTGTAATATAAGTAGGTTTACCATTATTATAAAACCAATGCCCTAGCTCTCTTCTGTCAAACTCAGCCTCTATATAATCAACCCATTTGTTTTTAAATGCAGACGGTCTTTCGTTCCACTGGAATATAGAATTTATACGAGCTAAATCTCTAGGCAACTCTTCACGCTCCCAATATTGATCTTTTTTTTCTTTACCTCTTTTACTTACTTCTTTAGGCTCTGGTGGAATA